GAGCAGCAGGGGTGCGGAATGGTATGGAATCAGGGAATGGTGTTGTAACAGGGGTTTTGTCAAAACTACCACTAATATCGAAAGCACATAGCAAGGCTGCGGAGGTTGCATACAATGCATATGCTCAAAGATTGGAGATTCAAAGTCCATCAAGAAAATTTAAACAGCTTTCATTATACACCATAGAAGGAATTACAGAAGGCGTTGAAGAAAACCAAAGCAGTGTTTTTGATGCATATGAGGGACTTGCGGATATGGTAATTGACCGTTATCAGGATGGTATTATCAAGATTGGTTCTGTTACAGAGGAATACTTGGGACTTGCATCTGAAAAATTTGGTCAAAATTCCGAGGAAATGGCAAAAGCAATGGATTTTGTGATTGATAAACTTAGCGGTTTGGCAGAGGCTTACAATGAAAACTATGAATCTGCATATCAAAGTATATCAGGACAGCTTGGGCTATTTAATGACGTAGAATTTGGCACATCCAAGAGCATTGATGAGATGATGAACAGTTTAAAGAAACAAGCCGATTATATGGCAGAATACGGTGCCTATATGTACAAAGCTATGGAAATGGGCGTTGATGATGGGATATTGGATAAACTGTCAGACGGCTCATCCGAAAGCGCAGCCATTTTGAAAGAGATTGTAACAAACGGATCCAATAAAATTGATGAGTTAAACGCTAGTTTCGCAAAGGTGGAGGAAGGCAAAAAGACATTCTCAACAGTAATGGCGGAACTGGAAACATACTATGGAGGCGAGCTTGACAAGATGGTCAATGACCTTGAGAAAGCAGTAGGCGATATGGAGCAGTATGATGCAGCCTACAACAGCGCAGAAAAAACGTGTCAAGGCATTATTGACGGAATAGAAGCAAAGAAAGATGCAGTTGTTGGCAAGATGGAAGAATTGTCACGGGCAATGTTGAATATACAGCTTCCTGTTATGCGTACCGCTCCGGATATTGGAAATATTGTAAGTGAACACGCAGCAGGAACTACTTACGGCGAAGATGTATATATTGCAGGGGAATATGGGCCGGAGCTGATTGTAGGCAGAAGGGGGTCAGAGGTATTTCCGGCATCAGAAACGGCAAAAATACTTTCGGCAGTTATGGCAAGGCGGACAGAATCCGATATCAGTATGCCGCCTCAGGAAATAATGAATACCATTATCCATGAAAACAATTCATCAAATACCAATACAGAAAACCGCAATATGACCCTTACAATCAATGGCAAGGGTTCTATCGGCGTTGGACAGGAGATATCACGGAAAGAAGTAGTAAATTATATCAAAAATGAATTGGAAGGGGCGATTATGGATATTATTACGACGCAGCTCTATGAAGAAGGGATGGTGTCACATGAGTACTAGTCATAATCAAATTTGGATGTCAATAGAAAATGAAGACGGATCCATAAAAGAAGGGTTCCAACTGCCATATAATCCTGAAAGCTTTAAGGTGGTTGAGGGTACGAATGAACGGACGGTGAATATCGCTGGTGCCGGAGCTGTAACGATAAAAAGCGGTAAATCGCCAATAACTCTTACGTTTAGCAGTTATTTTTCTCCTATTGCAGAATCCGGAATTGAACTGGATAATGTAAATGATATGAAAACACCAAATGAATACGATGTGATTATCCGGCGCTGGAAAAACGGTAGTACGCCAATCCATTTATTGATAACAAATACTAATGTAAATGCATATTTTTCCATTTCTACCTATACAACCGAGGAGGCAGGCGGGGAAATTGGAAAGATACAATATACATTATCCATGAAACAATATGGAACAGCAGACGGCATTGACGGTACAGGAGGAAAAAGCGCTGTAAGTTCCGGCGTTTTGGTGCGCAGAATTGATATTGATGTGCATAATCTTCCGTCAGTGCCAGACACATATATTGTACAAAAGAAAGATACCTTACAGAGCATAGCAAAGTATTTTTATGGTGATATATCAATGGCATATGAGATTTACAAATTAAATACTGCAAAGCTGAAAAAGGGCGTAAATACAAAATTAAAGAAAAAGTGGGTGCTTTTTCTGCCGCGTCCGTAAAAAGGAGTGATGAAAAAAATGGCATTGCAGTTTATATTGATAAAAGAAAAAGCCGGATATGATATTTCCGATATTGTGGAAAAAGTAACATGGTCAGGCAGGAAAAACAGTCCGGCACGGTCGCTGCAGCTTGGTTTGATAGATGACCCTTCGCTTGGCAGTGCCAATCGGGCGGATATAGATGTATATTCGGGGTGTCATTTGATTTTTCTGGAAGATGGTACAGAATTGTTCAGGGGAATTATCATGAAACAGGTGCAGTCACAAGACCATACATTAACAATTACGGCATATGATAACGCTATTTACCTATCCAATAATCGTGACAGCTTTTCATACAGAAAAAAGACATTAACAGAAATATTTATGGACATATGTAAAAAGTATGGAATAAGCCGTGGAGAAACGGCTTCGGTTTTGTATAAAATTCCGATTATTACAGATGTAAATGTAACGGTATATGATGTCTTATGCAATGCCCTGTCACAAACCTATAAAGGCACAGGCGAACGGTTTTATATGATATCCAAAAGAGGGCAGCTACATTTAATCAGGCGGAAAGAGCAGATTACAAAACTTGTGCTTGAAACAGGAGCAGAGGGCAGCAGTTACGGGAATTTAACACAGTACAGCTACAGCAAAGATATTTCTAATGTGCGTACTCGGCTGAAATTAATATCACAGGAAGGAAAGGCGCTTGTACAATGGGCGGATGCAGACCTTGAAGAAAAAATTGGAATGATGCAGGAATCGCAGACACCGGATGATACATTGTCAAAGAGCAAATTAAAAACAATGGCTGTTACCATGTTGAATGAATTGAAAAAGCCTGCTGAAAGCCTGAATGTTACAGCATTAGGAATATCTTCCGTTTATGCTGGTATGGCAGTTTATATAAGTATTCCGGATATAAATATCGGCAGAACATTTTATGTGGATGCTGATACGCATACATGGGAAGGGGACTACCATACCATGAAATTAACATTGAATTTTGCTACAGATTTAGAAAGCATCAACGAAAATGGGGAAACAGAAGTGGATAAAACATCCGAGAAGTCAGCAACAAAAGCAGCAAAGCAGGCAATTAAAGAAGCTGCTGCCGCATTAAAGAAAAAGAAAGCTGCCGAAAGCAGGGTAATCAAAGCTGGAAAGCGGGCAGAGAAAGCGGCGGATGCTGCGGAAAAAGCACTCAAAAACGCGGCCAAGGCAAAGAAGGTTGAAAAAGCGCAAAAGTATGCAAAAACAGTAATAACACAGTCAGCGAAAGCACAGACAGAAAATGAAAAAGCAAAAGAAGCATTAGTGGCAGCGAAAGAACTGATGAATATAGCACAGTCTACAATAACAACAAATGCAGATTTTGCGGCAAAACAAGCGGAAGCATCTGCACGCAGGGCATCTGCTGCAGCCGCAGGAGCAGAGCAGTATTTATAAGGAGATGATATTATGGCAGAAAGCCTTACCGGACTGCTTCGGCAGATAGCAAAGGAATCGAATAATAGTATTTTGGCGTGCACGGTAGTAAATACCAATCCGTTGCAATTAAAATTTCAAGGCGATATGGATACAATTATTTTTAAAGAATCCCTTGTAATCCCTGACCATGTTTTGTCTTTATCCAAAGGAAATACAGCGTACATTATTCCGTATGGTGATAATTTATATTTTGTTTTAGGGAAAGGGTGATAAGATGGCGCTTGAGGCAGATATGGGGATTACATTAGAGGATATACAAAAGTTTGGTAACCAATCTATCCCAGAAACGAATACCTATGCAATTGACTGGGTAAATGGCAGGCTGTCCGGTAAAATAAACGGTATGGAAGCATTACGCCAGTATATCTATAAGACGTTGAAAACAGAATGCAACCGATATTTAATCTATGATATGGACATGGGAACTGGAATCAAAGCACTTGTCGGGCAGGGAATTGTTTCACGGGAATACCTTGAAGCAGATATTCCAAGGCTGGTAAAGAAAGCATTAAAAGATAAACGTATCCTTGGCGTGCACGATTTTGTATTTTATTATCCGGATGATGAACGGAACGCTGTACAAATATCCTTTGTAGTAGATACCATTTATGGGACAACAGATCAGGAGGTCACAATATAATGTTTGAAGAATTTAACGAAGAATATTTTTTATCGCAGGCTAGAGCATTTGGGGATGAACTGGGTGTTGACACCAGAACAGGGTCAGTATATATGGATATGGTAGCCGGACATTGCTTACGGGCTGCTTTTTTCTTTGCCAATCTGCGGGAACTTTTTAATATGTTTGCATTGGATACGTGTTATGCGGATGTGCTGGATGATAAGGCAGCAGAATGGGGCATGACGCGACATCCCTCCTCGTCTGCGGTATTCAATGCAATATTTATCGGAGCTGCGCCGAAAGTTGGCAGCAGATTTTTTGCAGAAGACAGCAGTTATTATTTTATGGTTATCGAAGGGGAGGACGGGGAACTAAGGCTGGAGGCGGAAACGGAAGGAACGGAGTGCAACATTCTTTCTGCAGGTGTGCAGATTACGCCTGTAGATGATATTGAAAATCTGCAGGAGGCACGGTTAGGTGAAATCTATATTCTGGGAACGGACGAAGAAACGGACGATGCACTTCGGTCTAGGCTTCGTGAGAAAATCGCAGGGCCGGCTGAAAACGGAAACAGGCAGCATTATAAAACGTGGTGTGAATCTGTAGAAGGGATAGGCAGGGCACGAATTGACCCGCTTTTTGCCGGTGAAAACACAGTAAGGGCAATCCTCTATTCACCAGAAGGGCTTCCTGCTGCTCCAGAAGCTGTTAAGGCAGTACAGGATTACATTGACCCAATTACACAAAACTATATATTTACGGATAATGAAGGAAATGAATATATTTG